GTTTCCCAGTCACGATCACGTGGGCGAGCAATGAAGTCGGCACACCGTAAATGCGTGCAATTTCGTTTACTTGGAATTGCCTAGTTTGCAAGAACTGTGCTTCGTTCGGCGGAATTGAAATCGTTTGCAGCTTTGCACCGCCAGTAAGAAAGGCAAGCTTCTTAGAGTTTCCAGAGCCTCCATGGTTTTCGTTCCATTCACGCCGAGCAGCACGCTTAGCCGCTGGGCTCATGTTGCCCTCAATGGTTATGGCAGCTCCAGGAAGAGCACCGTTACCAAAGAACCCACCACCGTACTTAACGACCGCTGAAGAAAGACCAAAGGTCTCCTTCATAGCCATAAGCGGCGAGACTCCTTCAATGCTGCCAGGAAGCATTAGCCCTGGAATATGTAGGATGTCTTGCTCTGTAATTGGGTTGCCCAACTCATCAGTATCTTTACCGTCAACCTTGAAGCGCTTAAAGGCTCCCTCTTTTATGGTCTCGATCCTAGTAGGGTCTAGGGGCTCGATCCAAACAACCTTACCGTTTTCGTCTCGGTAGGTGGCTACAAACGTTTTACCGTTTACCAGCATGGATGTTAGCATCTGGCCTATGACTGCTGTCTTCCGGTGCGGTCCAGCTTGAAAGCTCAAGAAATCAGGCTGTTGCTCTGCCGGTTTAAACACCGTTCCGACTTTATTAAAACTACCTAACTGCTGGCTGGCAACTGTGTCCGAAATCAGAGAGATGCATCGCCATGCTGTAGGTATTCCTAGAACCGTGCTAGTGGTGACTCTCTCACCCGACGCCGAAGAAAGGCCTAGCTCTTCTGCACCTAGCTCAAAAATATCGCTAGGGCTGATGTCGTAATCCGCTCCACGCTGTTCATGAATTCTAAAGAGCTTCTTTGTGAACCCCATTACTCAAGCCCTTCAGCCAGAAGATAGCAACCGTACAAAAGTACAGACCCTATAACCATTATGCCTAGGCCCAAATGAACAATGAAAGCCCCTATACAAATCACTGCAATAGCTATAATAGCAGCTAAAAGAATCAAATTTTCCATACGTAGTCCTTACAAGAAGAATAGCTCAGGATCGACATCTTCAGGTTCAGCAATGTGAAGACATGCTCTCTGATGGCCGATGATTGCCGCTATAGCTAAGTCAATGTATTTACCAGAGCTTTTATACTCTTTAGTTACTCTAGCGCCTTTAGAATCTTCCTTAAGGACGCAGTTACCTATATGCCGTGCTAGTGCTGGGTCACCGTCATGGCTAAGCTCCTTAGCGATAACAGCACCGTAGTAGTCTGCTGTAGCCGGAACCATTCTAGCCATGGAGTTAGTAGCGAATTCTACAACCTCTACAATCTCCATTTCGGCAATGTCTTGCATCAAAATTTCAGCTCGCCAAGGATCGCATACTAACTCCCTCACATCAAAATGCTTTATTGCTTCTAGGATCGTATCCCTAAGCTCCTGCTGAGGAGTGCGCCAGTGCGGGTCGTCTACTGGACTTTCCCAGAGGCCTACAACTTCTTGATGCTTATCACTGATGCGAGTAGCTACTAAGGCAGTGCTGTCATGCTTCCAAGCTGCGTCCAAACTTAGGATTACAGCATCGCCCGGCATTATTGTTTTATCAGCCTTAAGATCTTCCCAAGCTCCTGGCGGTAACCATGCCGCCTTATTTTTGGTCCAGCCGCCGAGACGGAAACGAATGAAATCGTTAATCGTCATCAGCTTATAATTACTCTCCATCTCCTCATGGTTCATGAACTCCCATGAAGGGTTACATTCTTCCCAGAGTTTAGGGTCTCCATATTCTTCATGAGTAAGGTTCTCTGGTGGCCCAAACTCAAGCATTCCGAAGGAAGTATCATCTATCTCGCCGCTATTTACTCGTCGTCCGTGCTCTACTAACCGACCGAACGGAGAATCCATATCGTAACCAGGCGTAGACATTACCAGCGTTAACGGCTGGTTACGTGCCGCCGAACCTGAATTGAGAGCAACATACAAGTCATCATTAGGCCAAACATGCAACTCGTCAGCCAGCACACAGCTAGGGTTAAGACCATGAGCCCTGCCAGCGTCAGAAGAGACCACCATATAGAGGCCACCGTTAAGCGTGCATTTGATTTCATTGCGGTACACCTTGCATACTGCGCTAAGCTCAGGACTGGCTTCTACCATCTTCTTGGCCATATCAAAAACCATCTTGGCCTGTGCCCTGTCGCCTGCCGCCGAGACGATCAAGGGCTCACCATCGGAGTCGTCAGCGATTAGCATGTACAAGGCAATAGCAGCGCCGAGAGTAGATTTAGCGTTCTTCCTGGCAATCGACAGAATGAATGTTCTATGCTTTCGGCGTCCGTCTTCTCTAGTGGCAAAGATTGCCCTAATAAATCGCTTCATCCATGGCTTTAGAATGAAGGGCTGACCGGAAAAACTTCCGGTTAGTGTGCAGAACGTTTCTACAAACTCAATTACTTTATCAGCTTGAGTTTTCACGTCTACGCCTTTTACCGGCGTTTACGCAAACCCTGCATTTACGCCAACCGTTTTTCTCTGTTATCAAATTGTTTCCGCTGTAGGGATGTCCTTTAGGGCAATGAGTTTTACTTAAATGCCTTAAGGATACATCCCCACGACGAACATTTTCCTTACAAGTTACAGGTTCTAAATGATCTGGGTTAACGCAATTCACTACTCTACATAAATGATCAATATGAAGTCCTTCAGGTATCTCCGACTTCAAAAGCTCATAAACATACCTATGAGCGTAAACTGTTCTGCTACCATCCCAACTAACTCCATAACCTTTAGAATTAGTTGCAGCGTTCCACAACCAACAGCCGTTAGTTTTAGTTATTTTCTCTTCTAGTCTTTCAGGTAGCACCAGGGTTCTCCTTCCCGCTCAGTTAGTTTACATTATTCAGCTACCGGGGTAACCTTCTGGCGAACGGGGCTAACATTCTGGCGAACGATGACGCCAAAGACTGCGGCAACAGCGCCGAGAATGAGAGCGACTTGCTCAGGGGTGATGTCCAGACCGAAGCCAACAAACAATGCAAGCACTGCCTGAATTGCGGCCATGATCATAGCTGGTTCACGATTCATTTTTCTTTCCTTTGTTTAAGGGACTCCAAAAATCAGTAACCATATGTTACCGTCTTTATGTGGAGTCAAGTCTAGGTCAGAAGATGCGTTCACATCTCCAGACCAAGTTCTAGTTACATAAATTCGTTCATTTGAAGAAGGAGTTATAGGGGTTGCCGCTAAGTCAGTTATAGCAATGGTAGTAGTAGTGGCGCTTACTGACGAAAGTCTAGGCATTCTGTCAGCAGCACTAGGCGTAACATTAACAGAACTTCCTGCCATGGAGTCGTGTGTCAGCGTTACTAGAGACCCGGTATTACCGGTTATAGCCATAGCAGAGTTACTAGATGACCAAGAAGAAGAAGAACCGGACCAGGTCAAAACTGTAGAAAGAGAAAAGGATCTGCTAAAACTCAGAGTACAAGAATTAAGGCCTAGGGACGAGCCTACATGCCAACCGGACTTGACTAGAGCTTCATCTACAGTTGCCACAGCAGTGACCGCCGAGCGATTTTCTTCAGTAAAAAACACGACTAAATCATTACCAGATTCTACAACAGCTCTCACGCCTAAAGGTTGATGCGTGTCGTTGTCAATAAGCTCCCATGAACCGTCAGTATTCCAAATACCGCAAGCAGCGGTCAAACTCATATCTTTGAAATTAGGAACTGGTTTAGCCGGTACTAGTGAACCGGCTTCAATCCCTGCCAACGCTTCTAGATTTGCTACTTCCTCTATTACTCCGTTGTTGTTTATTCTTATCACTCTTTAAAGCTTTCTTCAGAAGCGGATTTTTAGTTTTGTTGGTGTTCTGTTCAAGTTTCTTAATTCGCCGCTCTAGTTTAAAAGCGTACTCGTAAATTTCTGTCAACTGGCTAGTTAGTTCTTGCTCTTCTATTGACGGAGCCAAGGTTACTCGTCCTTGTTTAGCTTTGCGATATGCCTCAAGATTAGGCATAAGAACTTCTTGACCGTTACGCTTGATTACCCTTATCATCTTTACCTTTTCTTGTAGATTGGTATCCGCCCAAGATGCCAAGAAGAGCGCCGATGATAACCACCGCTCGCTCTGCCCAATCAAATCCAGGACTATCATATGCACGCAATACCCAATGCGGCCCAATGAGCCAGAGTAAAGCAGCGCTAGTAGCCATAGACACAAGGATTGATACGTACACTGGAAGTGCTTGTATCAACCAAAGCCACGTATTGCTTAGGGTAGGCTTCCCGGTAACCACTGCATAAGCCTCAGCTACCAGGAAGACTACAAACCAACTAATCCAAAAGACCTTCATCTTCTTCCTCTTCTGGATCTTCTATGCCATGAGCTTCATTAAGCTCTGCTTCTGCTTCCTCTTCGGTCACATCAACGTCTGGCGGATCAATACCGAGAGAGGCAGCAAACGCAATAGCGTAAGCCCTTGCTTTTTCTAGACATTCTTCTCTAGTCAACCGATGTGCTCGGTATTCGGTGTAAAGGTTATTCCAAGCTTCCCAGTCAAGAGTTGCTTGATACTCTTCCAGCCCTTCGCCGTCAGCGCCGAGCGAATCAATGTAAGCCCAGCCTGCCCGAATGAGATCCATCAACCAAGCATCATAAATGTCAATGGATTCATGCTCGAAGATAAACCAACCTGTAGGCTCACCGTCATTATCTAACTCAGTGCCGGGAGTGCCTAAAGCAGTCTTACCGAGAGCCAACCTAGCTTGGTCTGACCACCATGGCATAGGGTGCTCAGTCGCTCTAATAAGCTCCGAGCCGTGAATACGAATCTGCATTATTCGCCCCTCATTGTAAGCGCTACGGCGTCCATTTCAGCTTCAGTCATGGCGTAGTTATCAAGCCGCATATACTCACAAAGCTCCATAGGACAAGCCACAGAAACTACGTAGCCAGCTACGCCCAGCCTAGGAGCTGAATGAACTGCGCCTGTTCTAGAAGATATATCTACTCCAGAAGAAAAACCATCCCCGTACCTATAAACCTTAAGCGTACCGTTATCGATAGTGAGACCAACTACTTCTAGCTCATTCAGAACTAGGTTAGTAGCTCCTGAAATAGAGGTTAAACCACCATTACCGAATCCGGCGTTTATCTTATTAGAAGAAACAAAAAGCAAAAGACCATTTATCGATGCCGATTCACTAGAGTATACTCTCTTAGACCCTGTAGTATCATAAAACCTTGCAGCGATTAGCAGGCTAAAAGAACCGCTGTCAGCTTCTACAGTAGGAGTTTCGTCGGAATCAAGTTGGATGTAGCTAGTAGATCCGTTGGTCCTAATCTTAGTTTCTGTTTTTACAACTGAAGAACTACCGGAAGTTGCTCTAGTTACAGTATAATCATCACCCAAAGCAGAGAAAGATGACTCACTTCCCGACTTAGTTTGCGGCATATCTGAAACCCGTACTCTTTGAGTTTCAGATCCGTCTACCTCTACACTAATTCCTGCAATTATACCTTCATAAGGTATGCTAGTAGACAAAGGAGATTGGCCAAGCTTAAGCCTAGAAGCCGAGTGCGTACCTGCTGCCGGTGTGTTAGTAGTGAACGCTTTTACTGTGGTCCAAGAAGCACCATCATCAGAGTAATCAATAGTAGTAGAGCCGCCTACTACATACATACCTCTAACGTATCTAGTACCTACCGGTACAGGATCTGAGTTACCTACTGTACTAAGATTTTGTGCTGTACCATCGCCACCAAACAAACGATATATTACCGAGCTAGCGTCTTTTACCTGATATAGGAAAAGTCCGTGAGAAGAAGAAGTTAGAGCCTTTCCTCCAGGACATATGAAAGATTCTGAGCCATTGTAAATCTGAACGCCTTCAGTACCGAAATCATAGACTACCGCAAAGCTAGATGCTATTACATCTGAAGAATCCAAATCTTCTCGGATATAATCACCGGTATTTGTGTTAAAAGAAAAATACGGTACATTGGTTTGAGGCACATGTACAATAGGATCATTACCATCAGCTTCAGCCGTAGAGCCGAGCTGAGCCGCCTGAGTGCCGCCGAGCTGTGACGCCGAGCCAGCATTAGCGCTGTTCTTAATAAGCTGATCGCCAGCCGCTTTAACGCTGCTAGCTAGAATTCGAGATTGCGAGAGTCCCATAAAGAAGCCCCCTTCTGGAGCTGAAGAGCCTGAACCGCCTGTAATAACTGCCATTAGAAAATCTCCACAGAATATCCATCAGTAGAGGCCGAGATTAACTTTACCTCTAGCTGGTTGTTTGTTGAAGTTTGCGTAGGTACTTGAAGCACCCTTGCATGGTCACCTACTGACTGAACGACGATAGTATTATCGCCGCCGACTGTAGGCGTAGAACCATCTACAGTGAAATAGATAGGCCCGGTAGACCCTTTAGTAATCGTAACCACTACCTGGTCGGTGTTCTTTACTAGGAAGATCTCGGTAGAAACCGTATCAGCTACCAGGGTCTTAGCTTGTCTGCTCTGCATTATTCCTCAAGTTCATCTAATAGGGAGCCTAGGCTCTTCTCTGCTTGCTTCTGGCGCAGCTTATCTGCACCTAATCGGAGCCTAGCGGCAGGGTTCATACCTAGCCGATCCTCCATAGTCAATAGTTTACTCTCGGCGTCATTGATCATTTTCACTACCGGATGAGCCACTATCTGGCCATTAGCGCCGGAAGCGAAGAGACCTTCACGCCGACGAATGCTTTGCAGGTTCTCCCATTCATTAAGCATGGTCACATATCGAGTAACCAACGGCTTGTCTGCATCTGCTATCGTAGGTAATTCAGCAAGAATGTCTTCTGCTGAATGGGTAATGCGCATATCTAGAGGCTCGATAGCGTCGTCTATTTCTACGTATTCATCCATCAACCCTCCAGAAACTCCATGAGTGCTGCTTGCGGCGGTAGCTGTCTGAGCTTTAGCACCGTCGATAGATCCGCTGTAGGGCCGTATTTACGCCGAAGAAGCAAGGGAGATTCCCCAATGTCGTCCAGCTCAAGAGGAAACACAGCCTTCTTAAGCCGCTCAGTCTCGGCGTGAGTAGCGTTGGCGATCGATTCCAGTAGCTCGGCGGTGCTGTCTGTCTCCTGGCGATCGACGCCTTTACCGTTCCGAAGGCTCAGCTGCTTTCGGCATTTGTCGCTACAAGTCTTCTTGCGTTCGGTCTTAGCCTCGAACCACGTGCCGCAGATGAGGCAAGCGTTAGTTGCCATGGTGACAAGTGCCTTTCAGCTTATTGTCACAGCCCTGGTAGCACCACCTATTTACTTCCTCATCCCAAGCTTCTCGGCGTGCTTTAGCTTCCCAATAAGCGCCGGGAAAGCCAGCGAATTTGTAGTTGTGCCCTGGCTCATCCATGGTCGTGCGTTCCAGGACATCCAGGGACTTTACATTCTACGGTGAACCGCTGAGCGAATCCCTTAGCGATCTCGACCCGATTAACGAACCGACAAAGGCGGCAGACAAATTCGAATCTCATACAAGCATCTCCTGCTTAAGGTACTTAGCAGCCGCTTCAAGCGCTTCCGGCGAGTCTTTAAAAAGCCCTATACCAATGTTACATGTAGAGCAAAGCAACCCTCTGACCTTGCCTGTAGTATGGCAATGGTCTATGGCCAATAGTTTGTCTGTAGGAAGGTTACCGCACACAGCACAACCGTCGCCAAAGGCTCTGAAAAGCGCTTGATACGTAGCTTTACTTAGCCCATAACTGTACTTGGCTGCATAGTAACGGTTGTTTAACGGGTCTGCGAATCTGTAAGCTTTTCGGCGATCCTGATTTCTGCACTGTTTGCAGTTTGATTGCCTGTCAAAAGACCCGTTACCTTTATGAAATTCCTCTACTGCTTTAGACTCTTTACATTTAGTACAATTTTTGAGTCTAGTCATTTCCGTTTCCTTAGAGGTTGATAATTTCACGACCGATGAGATCGTGACTGGGAAAC